CGGGTCGGAAGTATCCCAACCTTGTGGACAACGCTGCTGTAGCACGCAAGAGTAAGAAGGGCAAATAATGGCTCAGGGGGTTGCAGGAAGCACGCTGACAAGCGAGATGAATCGTGTAGCCAATGGTGGCACATACCCTGCTATGACGGCTTACAAAGCCCTTGTAGGGGCTGCTAATGCGTGGGCTGGTACCTCTGGCTTAGGACTTATAGGTGCCCTTAATATCAAGGCAGATAGCGCTCGCCAGCCTAATAACTATAAAGGGTTAAACGCTGTATGTAATGAGATTGCTGGTACCTCTGGTCTATCAGCCGTTGATGCTTTAAGGAGTATTGACCTATGAGTACCTTTGCTCAACTAACAGACCGTGTAGAGGCAGTATTGCATGGGTATACCGAAAATACTGAGCCAACTTCATGGCTTACTACAAGTGCTACTACGACTACAACAACCATGACTGTTCATGATGCAACAGTTGTAGGTCGTGGTTATGTTCAAGTTAATGATGAAATTATATTTGTTAACAATACAGATAATGTTGCTAACACTTTAACTATCTCACCTTGGGGTAGAGCACAACGAGGCACTACTGCTGCAGCACATAGTGCTAATGCTAAGGTTACAGTAAGTCCATTATTCCCACGGCAAGAAATTAAAAATGCTATTAACGATACTATCAATGCGATGTATCCATCAGTCTTTGCAGTTGGTTCTTATGACTTTGATTATGTAGCAGCAAGATATTCTTATTCAATACCAGCAGAAGTAGAAAATGTTTTAAGTGTAACTTATTCAACTATAGGTCCATCTAGGGAATGGTTTCCTGCTCGTGGTTGGCAAATAGATAGAACTGCAGATACCGATGCTTTTAGTAATGGCAAGAGTCTTTCAATTTATTCAGAGATTGTTCCTGGGCAAACAGTCCATGTTTCTTATAGCAAGCGCCCAACATTATTAACTAATAATAGTGATGATTATGAAACTACCACAGGCTTTCCATCATACTCAGAAGATGTAGTTATTTATGGCGCAGCCTTCCGTATGATTTCTTTCTTGGACCCTTCACGCCTTGGTCCTCAATCTGCAGCAGCAGATATATTAGATGGCGTAAGACCTACAGGTTCTGGTCAAAATACCGCTAGATTCTTGTATAACATTTATCAACAAAGACTTAACGAAGTTGCGGATAATCAACGCCGTCAACATCCAATTCGCTCACACTATCAGAGATAAGGTAAACAATGGCAGCAGGCGACCCAGGTACCCCCAAGCGGAATTTCTCCTCAACCGCAGTAGAAACTTCGCTTCAATCATCTATACCAGCACAATCACAAGGTCAGTCAAACACATCCTTCATTGTTGCATCAGTTAGCGGTTTTCCATCAGTTCCATTTACGCTCATTGTTGACCCTGATACTTCTAAAGAAGAAGTTGTAACGGTTACTGCTGCAAGTAGCACAACACTTACTGTTACTCGTGGTGAAGATAGCACTCAGGCTGTAGCCCACTCTGCTGGTGCTGTAGTAAGACACGGTGTATCTGGTAGAGATTTCCGTGAGGAACAAACTCATATTGCTGCTCGTGGTTATGATGCAGACCAAGCAATTCTTGACTTGGCTAATCAAACCCATGTGCATGGTTTAGCCTCTGGTGATGGTAGCGTAGTTGGTACAACTAAAACCCAAACCCTTACCAATAAAACTTTAACATCTCCAATTATTACTGGTGGTCAAGTTGGTGATACTGGTATTACTTTTGAAGGTGCAACCTCTGATATTTATGAAACATTTTTAGCGGTAACTGACCCAACAGCAGATAGAACTATCACACTTCCTGATGCTACTGGAAATGTTGTTCTTGATACTCTTGCACAAACTTTAACCAATAAAACTTTAACAAGCCCTACTATCTCAGGCTCACCAATTATTACTGGTTTGTCAAGTGCAGGTATGATTTCATCATCTGCTACTCCAAAAGATTATGTAGATTCAATTTTAGGCTCTGCTACAGCAGCAGCCACAAGCGCAGCCTCTGCTGCAGCCAGTGCAACTGCTGCTGCTACCAGCGCTACTAGCGCAGCAGCAAGTGCTACCGCAGCAGCAACATCAGCAACGAGTGCTGCTAACTCTGCAACCGCAGCAGCAACTTCTGCAACCTCTGCTGAAACATCTGCAAGTAGTGCTTCAACTCAAGCAACTAATGCTTCTAATTATGCTGCAGCAGCGGCAACAAGTGCTACATCTGCTGCAGCAAGCGCTGCATCTGCTGCCGCATCTGTAGCCACTATTGCAAGTTATGCAACAAGTGCTGCAAACTCTGCTGCTGCCGCAGCCACATCTGCTACAAGCGCTGCTGCTTCTGCCACTGCTGCTGCAACCTCAGCCACATCTGCTGCTGCTAGTGCTACCGCAGCAGCCACAAGTGCAACTAGCGCTGCAACATCAGCATCATCTGCATTAACCTCAGCCAACTCTGCAGCAGTATCTGCAGCGAGCGCTGCTGCTGCAGTAACTACTGCAATTCAAGCAAGCATTATTGATGCTAAAGGTGATTTGATTGTTGGAAGTGCAGCAGACACTGCTGGTCGTTTAGCGGTTGGAACTAATGGATATATCTTAACTGCTGACTCTGCTGAAACTTTAGGAATTAAATGGGCTGTTGCTCCTGCTGGATACTCAGCACCAACCATTGGTACCACAGTAATTACTTCAGGCGTTACAGTCACAACCATTGACACAGTAACTTTAAACAATGCAACATTGACTGGAACTCTTACCGCAGGTGCTACATCAGGTACAAATGGTTACTTATTAACTGCAACTACCAGTGGTGTTACTTGGGCTGCTGCTCCAGTAAGCCTTCCATCTCAAACTGGTAATGATGGCAAGTTACTTACAACTAATGGCACTACTGCTTCTTGGGCAGGTGCTGCACCAGTTGCTCAAACTAGCGAGCCATCAACTTTAATTGATGGACTTATTTGGATAGATACCGATGGCACAGTAGTTGGTCAACAAATGACTCGTTGGTCAAAGGCTCCCACTGGAGGAACCACCAGCCTATCTGGTCTTGATGATAACAATGTTACTCTTGGGTATACAGTTGGATATGAGCAGGTATATCGCAATGGTGTATTGCTATCTCGTGGTAATGACTATACCGCAACCAACGGCACATCAGTTACCTTAACCGATGCAACTATCACTGGCGACATTATTGAAATATTTGCTAGTGCAGTACTTGCTTTAACAGATGTGTATACACAGGCTCAAGTAAATACTTTAATAAACGATAACACCGTTATGGATATAATGGGTGCATACTAAGAAAGGTAGTAACTAATGGCTACAACTTCAAAAATCCTCTTTAGAGGAGCAGCATCAACATCAAGCACAACTCTATATACAGTACCTTCAGCAACTACAACTGTGGTAACTGATATTGTTATTGCTAACACAGCAGGAGCAAACGCTACTTATGAACTATTACTTAATGATATAGTTCTAGCAAAGACTGTAACTGTTGGTGCCAATGACTCAACTATCATACAGTTAAAGCAACCCCTAACTGCTACTCAGACTATTAAAGGTTTAGCATCTGCTACTACCGTTAACTTTCATATCTCGGGAGTGGAGATAGCCTAATATGGGTGTATATAAACTCTCTGCTGCGGGAGGCATAACCACACCTAGAACTAACTACTCTAGTTTCTTGGCTGGTAATCCTAAATTTATTGATAATGCATACGAATCTATTCAAACATTAACAGCAGGTTCGGGCGGTAGTGCTAGTTTAACATTTACTAGCATACCTCAGACTTTTACTCATTTACAAATAAGAGGCATTGTTCGTTCTTCAACTGCCAACAATTGTTATGTTAGATACAACGGTGATAGTGGTAGTAACTATGGCAGGCAGTACCTTTTTGGTACTGGTACTAATCCATTAGGCTCAAGTGGTGATACAAGTACTACATTTAATAACTTTGGTTATGCAACTAGCGCAACTTCACCTAGAAATATTTTTAGTATGGGAATTGTAGATATACTTGATTACACCTCAAGTACCAAAACCAAAACTACTAGATGTTTTTCATCCTATCAAGATAATAGCACCGATGGATTTGTTCTTACTTATCAAGGAGTTTGGATGGCTACACCCACACCAATTACCTCAATTGAAATTTCAATGCAAGGTGGTACCTTACTTTCAGAGTACTCAACATTTGCCCTCTACGGAATCAAAGGAGTATAACAATGCCAGGAACCTATGAACCCTTAGCAACAACTACTGGTACTGGTAGTTCAACTACGGTTACATTCACAACAATACCGCAAACATATACTGATTTAGTTTTAGTGTGTAGTGATATAAACGCACAAACTACGGATATAGGTGTGCGATTCAATAATGATAGTGGTTCTAATTATGGCAGAGTTGTTGCTTTTGCAGACTTATCAGGTGGACCTCAAACTTTTCGCAACGCCCCTGGCAACGCTGTTTACACCACATACCGAGATTTGGCTTCAACATCGGATAAGTTAGTATTTGCAGTTACTCATATAATGAGTTATTCAAACACCACTACTGTTAAGCCTTGTTTTACTAGAACGCAAACTGTTGGAGGTGTTGGTCCCATTACTACTATGATGATTGGCTCAACTTGGTTTGCTACTCCCGCCGCAATTACTAGAATAGATATTTTTAGTACATTAAACAATTTTAGTACAACTTGTAAATTTACTCTTTACGGAATTAAGGCGGCATAATGGCAAATACATATAAACTAATCGCAACGGCAACTGCTGGTGCTAGTACATCTAGTCTTGACTTTACAGCAATACCTGGTACATATACCGATTTATTACTAAAGGTTAGTGGTCGCACTACCGATACATCACAAATTCGTGACTATTTTTTACTTAGGTTTAACTCTTCTGCTACGGGTTACAGTCGCACTTGGTTGGCTGGTTATGATGGCTCAAATGTTACTAGTGGAGCAGGGATTACCGAAACCTACGGTTTTTGCGGGGGTATTAACGGGTTTCTTTCACTGGCTAATACTTTTGGTAATGCTGAAATTTATATACCTAGTTATGCTAGTTCTGTTCAGAAAATGTACAACGCTGATTGTTCAGGAGGATATAATGGAACTACTACCTACCTTATGAATATTGCTAATGTAATTTGGGACAATACTGCGGCAATTACATCAATTAGTTTATTTCCAGCCAACGGAAGTGTTTCTTCACCATCGGGAAACTGGGCGCAAAATTCAACTGCTTACCTATACGGAATCAAAAACTCATAACAACTAAGGAGAAAAATGCCAAACCCAACTAAAGTAATTGTGGACTGTTCCACAGGAATATCTACTGAGGTAGAACTTACCGATGCAGAAGTTGCTCAGCGTGAGGCAGATGCAACAGCATTTGCAGCAGAACAAGCAGAGCGTGAAGCAGCAGCAACAGCCAAGGCTGCAGCCAAAGCATCAGCAGAATTAAAGTTAGCAGCACTAGGTTTAACAGCAGACGAAATCGCAGCACTATCTAAGTAAAGGAAACTAATGGCAACTATATCTAACACCCCTAGACCAGGGTATGTATGGGATGCAACGGACAATGTTTGGTATCCAATAGGTACTGGTCCTCACTCTCACGCTGATTACATTACATCAGGCTCAGCAATTAACCCTAACATTGTAGATGCTAAGGGTGACATCATTGCTGCCACTGCAGCAGATACAGTTGCTAGGTTAGCCGTTGGCTCTAACAACCAAGTACTTACTGCGGATAGTTCTACCGCTACTGGATTGAAATGGGCTACACCTTCAGCAGGTGGCATGACTTTACTTTCTACAACTGCGTTAAATGGTGTTTCAACAGTTACCATTTCATCAATTAGTCAAGCATATACTGATTTATATGTTATTTGCAGATATGTTTATTTTCCTACTGGTGGTTCGCAGTTATACATTAACCCAAATGCAACTAATAATATAAGCAACGGCACAATCGCAGGCAGCACAGGTGCAACAGTAACCGCTGATGCTTACCAAAATGGTTCAATAAGAGCGCAAGCGCAATCAAGTGCATCTGACCCTTTTAATTCGTTTATGTTGAAAATCA